AAAGATAAATTCCCATTCAAACACCTTTATTTTGGACCTAGTGCATGAAAATAAAATATGATGTTACATATGATGACGTTGTTGAATTGATTTTAGATAAAAAAATCGGAGCAATACATCAAGGAAGATCCGAAGTTGGTCCCAGAGCATTGGGAAATAGATCAATTATTTTTGATCCAAGAGTTCCTGATGGAAAAGATATAGTCAACACTGTAAAAAAGAGAGAAAGTTTTAGACCGTTTGCTGGTTCTGTTTTGGAAGAACATGCTGATAAATGGTTTGATATGATTGGTCTGAAGAGTTCTCCTCATATGACATTCAATCTTAGAGTAAAGGATGGAATGTCAGAATACATTCCTTCAATTACTCATGTAGATGGAACTTGTAGAATTCAAACCGTAAATAAAGAAGAGAATTTTCATTATTATAATCTGATTAAAACTTTTTATATTAATACACAGGTTCCAATCTTATTAAATACATCATTCAATCTTGCTGGTGATGCAATAGTAGAAACTGTAGGGCAAGCAATAGATTCTTTACAAAAATCCGAACTTCATTATGTTTATTTCGCAGATGTTAGTATGTTGGTGGTAAAATGAAAGATTATAATGTAGCTTCTCTATCTTGTAGTGGTCATGAAGCAGGTGTGACTATGCTTCATAATGGTGAAGTCTATGAAATTATTTTAGAAGAAAGATTGTCTGGTAAAAAACATGATAATTTTTTATACCATATTTTTGACCATATTAAAAAGTTTCATGAACAATATGGTCTTGATGAAATTGTTTTAATTAATGGTGAGGATGGAGAATTTCAAGACATGATTGACATGTTAGAGAAATACAAACTTAACCATATTAAAAGAGTGCAAGAAGTTCAAGAGCACCATTTGTACCATGCTTCTTCTGCATTTTATGCTTCAGGGTTTGATGAGGCTGTTTGTATTGTTATTGATGGATGGGGTGCAGATTATAGAGTTGATACTCTAATGCAACTAGCAGGTATTGAATTAACTGATGCTGAATTAAAGGAGGCCCAACAGTGGGATGACGTTATGTTCCTAGAGAGCACATCAATATATTCTGCACAATATCCACATGGTTTTATACCATTGTGGAAAAATTTCATCGTTCCATCACCACAACCTAGAGGATTCATTCAAGTCAATTTCCCAAATGACTTCTTTGAAATGATGACTGCAAACGATAGGATTGATGTCAACTCATGTTATGATATTGGCATTATGTATGGAACAGTTACATATCATCTAGGATGGCATCGTGATGAATGTGGTAAGACAATGGGACTTGCTGCATACGGGAATAAAAATGATGATTTCCCACCATTCATTCTTGATAATGGAATGGCAAATATGAATGTGTTTTATAGTAATAGACTATTCAACACAACAAACTTTCCAGTTCTTAGACATCATAATGATTTTCAGAAGAAAGCAGATTTGGCATGGGAAGTCCAACAATGTATGGAAGATGTTTTAAGAATGAGAATTGAACAGTCTCTAGAACTGAAACCAGATACTAAGAATATTGTATTCTCTGGTGGATGTGCATTGAATATATGTGCAAACTCAGTAGTTCAAGAAGAGTATCCTAATATTAATTTTTATGTTGATCCTATTGCTGGTGATGCATGTCAATCATTTGGTGCGGCAAAAATATTCCATCATGAAAGAACTCAATCAACTGATATTAAACCTTTAAAGTCAATTTATCAAGGAATTCACCAACCACCAAACAGCATTTTAAAGAAGCAAATTGAACTAGAGGTTGCAAGACAGAACAATTTGAGTTATAATTAAAGAGTATTTGAGAAAAAACATGAAAAGAGCGTTAATTACAGGTGGTGCAGGTTTTATTGCCCACCATTTAATTTCCCAGATTTTGAAAAATACAGACTGGGAAGTAGTTACGCTAGATCGTCTAGACTTCAGTGGAAATCTTAATCGTCTTGAAGACGTTCTAAAAGATTTTTCTGCTGAAGATCGTTCTCGGGTGAGGATTGTATTCCATGATCTGAAGGCAGCAGTGAATCCACTGATTGCTGCGGACATTGGTAAGGTTGATTACATTCTTCATCTTGCTGCTGGTTCTCATGTTGATCGCAGCATTGAATATCCTATGGAATTCGTCATGGATAATGTTGTGGCAACCTGCAACATCCTTGACTATGCCCGTAGTCTAGATCATCTAGAAAGATTTGTTTACTTTGGTACTGATGAAGTCTTTGGTCCTGCACCAGATGGTATTCTGTATGAAGAGAACGATCGTTACAATTCTACTAACCCATACAGTGCAACCAAGGCAGGTGGTGAAGAACTAGCAGTTGCTTTCCACAACACTTATGGAGTACCTGTATACATTACTCACACAATGAATGTCTTCGGGCAACGTCAACACCCAGAGAAGTTCATTCCCATGTGCATTAAACGTGCCCGTGATGGTGAGACAATTACCATTCACAGTGATCCAACTAAGGAAATTCCTGGATCACGACACTACATTCATGCCGAAGACGTTGCAGATGCACTTCTATTCCTACTTGGTAAGGACGTAGAGTCTTACACTTGGGGTGGTGCAAGGTGTCCTAAGTTTAACATCGTTGGTGCAGAAGAACTCAACAATCTTCAACTTGCACAGATGATTGCTGATGCTCAGGGCAAGGAACTTAAGTATGAGATGGTTGACTTCCACTCTGCACGTCCTGGTCATGACTTACGTTATGCATTATCTGGTGAAAAGATGAAGGCAATGGGATGGGAACCTAAAGATATTCGTGATCGTGTCAAAGAAGTTGTTCAATGGACTCTCGCAAACGAACGTTGGATTAAGATCTAAATAAACTACACTGAGTGATAATCATGGCAACATATCCTGTAAAAAATAGGGAGACTGGTGAGACCAAAGAAGTGAAAATGAGTATTCACGAATGGGATCAGTGGAAACAAGATAACCCAGACTGGGAAAGGTTCTATACTCCAGAAAATTCACCTGGATTGGGACTAGAACCAATTGGTGAGTGGAAAGACAAACTCGTTAAATCAAAACCAGGTTGGAATGAAGTTCTTGAACGAGCATCAAAACAACCTGGAGCACAAAACCTAAAAATCTGACATGGCTAGAAGGAAAAGAAACAACAATAACGTTGGTATTAATTCGGAGTATCATCGTCAAGCACTTAAAGGTAAGAAACCAATCAATACTGATCATCTTTTAAATATTGAACCACTCACTGAAAATCAGAAGAAGTTGTTCAAATCTTATGAAGAAGGAAAGCATATTGTTGCCTACGGAACTGCTGGTACAGGTAAAACATTCATTACTTTATATCATGCAATCAAAGAAGCTTTAGATCAATTCACACCATATGAAAAGGTATATGTGATTAGATCTCTTGTGGCAACCAGAGAGATTGGTTTTCTTCCAGGAGATCATGATGACAAATCCAATCTCTATCAGATTCCATACAAGAACATGGTTAAGTACATGTTTCAAATGCCTTCTGATGCTGAGTTTGAAATGCTCTATGGCAATCTCAAGACTCAAGGAACAGTTAGTTTTTGGAGTACATCATTCATTCGTGGTACTACATTTGACAATTCTATTCTTCTTATTGACGAATTCCAAAACTTGAACTATCATGAACTCGATAGTATTATTACACGGGTTGGTGACAACTGTAAGATTATGTTCTGCGGTGATGCAAGTCAAAGTGATTTAGTAAAGACTAACGAAAAGAATGGTATCGTTGACTTTATGAAAATCCTAGAGCAAATGCCTTCAGTAGATATCGTTGAGTTTGATGCTGATGATATTGTAAGATCTGGTCTGTGTAGAGAATATATTGTTGCCAAAAATGAATTAGGTATTCTATGAAGTATGATGTTTACTATGATCCTATAAATTTTTATGATGAAAATATAATTGAGCATGAGGATCGTAGTTCTCATTTAGATTATACTTATAGTCAATGTCCTGTTTGGGGACATATGTTTGATCGAACTTTTGTTGGTTATTCTCCCGTAGATTTTTCACTACAATATGATGGTGATATTCTAAAGTATCAAATTAATGAAGAACCTTGCGTTATTATTAATTTAAATGATATTGATGAAGAATATGGTGATGAAAATATTTTCTTCACACTAAGTGATCTGGATACTGATATTCATGTCATTCAATTATCGTTCATCAATTCATTTTTCTGGACATCTTATAATCAAGAATACTTGTGGTTTGAATTTTTAGATCACCCACAAACGTTTGCTGATAATAACTTTGTTGCTATTGGTGGATGGTTTAATCTTGCTAATCATCCAAGAACAACTTCTCTTGGTATTAAATATGAAGCAAACTCAAATGGAGTTATGATCGAGAGAGGTGATCCACTCTATCGAGTTCGTTTTTATACGGATAATATGAACGACAAACCAATTCTTAAGAAGAAAAAATCAACGGATAGTATGTTTGATGCTCTCGAAAATCGAAGAGAAGTTTTATCTGAAGATTCAAAGTTCTTAAAAGAAGTTTTATTTGACAAAAACCTAAGAGGAAAATGCCCTTATCATGACGTTTAACCACATTGACCTAGATCTACCAGAATTAAGTAGAGAAACTATTGATGGAGTGAGATATTATACAGTACCAACTCACGAAGGTCCATTGAAGTTGGTATCTGTCACATCAATCACCAGTCACTTCAATCGTGAAATTTTTGTGAAGTGGAGGAAGAGAGTTGGTGAGGCAGAAGCTAATAAAGTAACCAAACAATCTACAAGTCGTGGTACTGACATGCACACTCTTGTAGAGAACTTTCTTCGTAATCAGGAGATGCCATCTGGTTCTGTTCAACCATTGTCCGAGTTTTTATACTTACTTGCAAAGGATGATCTAAAACGAATAGATAATATTCATGCTCTTGAAAGGTCCCTATATAGTCAGTACTTAGGTATTGCAGGAACCGTCGATTGTATTGCAGAGTTTGACGGTGAGCTTTCGATCATAGACTTCAAGACATCTAAGAAACCCAAACCTAGAGGTTGGATTGAAAACTACTTCGTGCAGTGTTGTGCATATGCGTGTATGCTTCATGAATTGACTGGTCTCTCAGTCAAGAAGTTCGTAATCATTATGTCGTGTGAGAATGGTGAAGTGGAAGTATATGAAGAGTACAATAAAGAAAAATATATTCGTCTATTAGCTAAGTATATTAAAAAGTTTGTTGAAGATAAACTTTCTTGACCTTTAGTATATCTAATGTTATAATATACCCACGACTTAATTTTATTATATGTTATCGATCTTTTCCGATGTTATGCCGAAGAAAGAAAACGAAGAGTTAAATAAGGAATTAGAAAATAAATTCTATTCTCAGGCAAAAGTGTCGCAGGATATTGAAGAAATCTATACCAAGAATTCTGATATGAGTTACATTGATAGTGTAATGCATTTCTGTGAACTTAATAAGATAGATGTTGAATCTATTCCTAAACTAATCTCAAAACCGTTAAAAGAAAAAATTAAATACGAAGCAATGGAACTTAACTTCCTAAAGAGAACTAGTAGAGCTAAACTCTCAATTTGAAAATCGACTTTTAAATCCAAAAAAGGTCGCAAAAAAATCCCCAAAATTTTTCACGCGTCGGGTTTTTTATAAAATGATAAAGATGACTCCATTTGATTGTTATAAAACCTATGTTGCTCTGAAGAATCATTTCACAAAAGATAGTTTCGACTATCACAAATATTGTGGAAAGACTAGAGCAACTCTAAACTCCTTCTATAAAAGGAAAGACAGATACTGGTTTGAAAAAATTTCTAGACAGAAAGATGATGATGAAGTTAGGGACTTTTTTGTCTCTAACTTCATTTCGTGTGATGATCCACAAACTTTATGGATAGGTGAGATTATTCGTTCTGGTCAGACAAACTATAATAAGTGGCAGAAGAGGAATCAATCTCTGTCATATATTTTCAGGGAGGAAGTTCAAGGTCTCGTTGAGAATAAAGACTTTGACTCATTGTTTTCTGTAAAGAATGGTCATCCAATCATTCTAAAGAAGCATTTGTGTGGTGATATTTCTATTGAATCACTAGTAATTTTAGAAAAGATCTTAGGATATAAGAAGCACTTTGACAAGTCTTTGAAAGATCCAGTATGGGAATTGACTAGTTTGCGGATCAAAAAGTATATTCCTTTCCTAAATATCGATATCTTTAAATATAAAAAAATACTAAAGGAGATAGTACTATGACTTTCTTTGACTCAGAACTTGTGCAAAATGAGATGAAAGAGATCTCTAAGTTGCAAGAACAAGTTTATTCAAACGTATTTACTTTTCCAAGTCTGGATAGAGAATATAAACTAAGACATATTAATGATCTTGAGATGCTTATGGAGAAGCAGAAAATTCTTTATATGAGACTTGCATTATCGGACGATCCAGATGCATTGAATATGAAACTAAGAATTCAGGACTCTGCAACGATGATGGGTCTGCCTGAAGACGTTGACATGAACGCACTCTTTGCTAATATGTCTCAGTTGATTGGCAATCTCAAGGAGCAATTGATTAAGGAAATCGATTGACACTAAATAAGATGCCTGCTATAATAGCAGAGCACACAAGCCACAATACAAACACACCGAGGTAATCCAAATGTCCTTTTCAAATCTAAAAAAGCAATCATCTCTTGGTTCTCTGACCTCTAAACTGGTCAAGGAAGTAGAAAAAATGAGCACCAAAAGTGGTGGAGATGACCGTCTCTGGAAACCAGAACTTGATAAGTCTGGTAATGGTTATGCCGTAATTCGTTTTCTTCCTGCACCTGATGGTGAAGATCTCCCATGGGCAAAGATGTATTCACATGCTTTCCAAGGTCCTGGTGGATGGTTTATTGAAAACTCTCTCACTACTATCGGTCAGAAGGATCCTGTCTCTGAGTATAATCGTGAACTCTGGAACAGTGGTAATGAAGCAGATAAGGAAACTGTCCGTAAGCAAAAACGTAAATTGTCCTACTATGCCAACATCTATGTTGTCAAGGACACTGCAAATCCTTCTAACGAAGGTCAAGTCTTCCTCTATAAGTTCGGTAAGAAGATCTTTGATAAGATCATGGAAGCAATGCAACCCGAGTTTGAAGATGAGCAACCCATCAATCCTTTTGATTTCTGGCAGGGTGCCAACTTCAAACTGAAGATCAAGAAAGTTGCAGGTTACTGGAACTATGATTCTTCTGAGTTTGATCGTCCTGGTGCCCTACTAAATGATGATGATGCACTAGAAGCAATCTGGAAGAAAGAATATTCTCTTTCCGCATTGGTTGCAGCAGATCAGTTCAAGACTTATGAGGATCTAAAGAAGCGTCTTGACTACGTTCTAGGTAACAAAGGTACTCCTCGTTTCCAAGATCAGGAAACTGTAGAGGAAGAGGAAGACTTCCGTGCTCAGAACCGTGTAGCAGAACCTTCTTTCACTCCTAAGTTCAATTCTGCTCCAACTCCTGCACCTGAACCGTCTCTGGAAACAACCACAGAAGAGGATGATGCACTCTCATTCTTCCAGAAACTTGCTGAAGAAGATTGAGGTGGACTTATGAGAGGGTTTGCTTAACCCTCTTAGTTGTTGCAACTTATTATGGTCTAATATTTAAATAGATTCTGTATCTTTAAGGGTTCTGCTGATAAAACCAGTGGAACCCTTTCTATATGACATAATCTCATCAATATCTTCAAATACAATATTTAAGTATAATGGTTTTAGTATCCTGATTACTCTTTTTTGTTCTTGGATTCTTTCTTCATATGTGTAGTTTGTTATTGGAGAAGAACAGTCAGAAATAGTTACGTGTTGATCTAAATTGCCATCATAATATTCAACTGTATGGTTTTCTTGAACAATAAGTTTTTCTGGAAAAACTATTGTGCCATTAGAATTTTTTATTCTCTTAGATTCATAATGATGAATTTCATATATTTCTTCATAACTTCCATATTTTTCTAATAGGTAATCATTATATAAATTTGTCGGCATTGGCCATTCGTTCTGGATATTTAAAATATTATTAGTAATTAAAACTACCCAGTCTAAATCAGAATCACCATAAACTTTTTGTGCAACATTGTCTGGTCTTTCATCACCAACAATAAAATAATCTTCAAAGAAAGTTGTTTGACTTAAAATGTCCTCTCTAAGTTTTGCTCTTCTAAAAATATTTTTAGCATCAACTTTTAATCCTGGAGAATCTAATTCCAAAAGATTTTGATACTTTATGTTTGGTAGTCTTTTAAAGTAGTTTGCCATGATTAGAATCCTATTTGGTCTGTAGGTATGCCGTCGTAATCGTCATAAAATAGTGGTTCCATTTCGGTAAACGATAATGACATAGAGTATGCAGTCATCGTTGCTGCAGAATCGTTGAAAGTCATATAACTTCCATCAGGAATATAATTAACATTTACAGATTTTAAAGCACAAATTTTAGGTCTCCCAATTGATGGGTGATTCCCACTATCTGACGTTCCACCTCGATGATAAGAAATCTTGTATACGTTTGGTGCCAGCAAGAAAAGATTTGTTGATTCTTTTCTCACTGACATTGATTGCTTAAACATTCTAATAATTCTTCTAACCATCACTGCCTCAGCAGAGTTTCTTGGACGTAATTGATATGTGAACGAAAAATTTCTTAACTCTGGTTTTTGGAATAGTAAAACCATATTTGGATTTAAAATACCACCACTAGTTCTAGAGAGCATATTTGTTGTTTGAGATGCTCCTTGAGCAGCCTGCATCGCAATAAATTTCTTTGCTTCTGTACTCTTACCTGCAAGAGTGTTTTTTGCATTTTCTAAAGATTTGCCAAGACCATTTCCACCATCAATAATGGCATTATAAGCTGCCTCATATGCAAATGCTTTTAAAGGATTTACTTCATTATTTCCCCAACCAACAGCATTGGCATCTTCAGCACCACCTGATACTGACAAATAGCACGTGCCTTCTAATTTACCAGGGACTACATCGGAAAAACCAATCTGCGCGGCATTTTTAAATGTCTGTGGTTCATACCTATAAGTTCTAAATTTTATATAATCTTGCTCCAGTCTATCCATTTTTTCAGGAAACTGCATCGTACCAAAATCCTGAGAACTTGTTTGGAATTTTATTGGATTTAGACCAGAAGATGCAGTTTCCTGATTTGCACCTTCATTTGTTTCACCATCAGTATCCGTATCAGAACCAGTACTATCAATTTCTTCTGAAGATTTAACATCTGTAACAGTTAAACCGTTTGCTTCTATTTCTCCTTCATCTAATGCACTACTAGTTACTAATTTTGTCTGTTGTTCAAGTGTTAAATTATCATTTCTTTTTTCTTTCCCATTTGTTTGCAAATTTTGATTCCCACCATTAGCCATCGCATAATTTAAGTTTGACTGAGTTACATCCTGACCACCAGGAAGTTCTTGTGTAGATTGTAGTAATGCTTCTTTGTCTGTAATAGTAATCTGCCCGTTAGCTTTAACTGATCCACCCGTTCCAATTAATGTTTCTGTACCATCAATAGTTGTATAAATTTCATATCCACCATCTTGTTTTACTAGTTGATCTGCTCCACCATCAGTTGAAGTTGGAAACTTATAGGTTATTGGTATATTAAATTTTTTATTTTGTACTTTAGAACCCTTGCCCACATCAATATCGAGACTAAGAGTATGTTGTTTTTTCTCTTGGTATGTCATCTAGTGGATGCTGTTATTCAGCTATTTAGGATTGTTTTTTGATATGGAATTGATTTCATATATTCAATCTCTTCATTATATACCCGATGAACTTTACCAATAACTTCTTGCCAAGTATATCGTCTTGGCATACCTAAATGAAAGTTCAAACCAGTGAATCCCCAAGACTGAACAGAAGTACAGGCAATTAATGGATGCTGATCGTAAATAATGTTGGGAGTTTTTGCGAGATAAACAAATGTATAATAATTTCCTGCTTCTGGAATATAGTCAGACTCAGTGAATACTTCAAGAACGGCAGTCATATAATCATCGGGATCAGAAAAAGTATCGATTAGTTCTCCCAATTCTGCGGTTCGGTTCATCTCTTAATGCCAAGTTCGTTTTCTGTTATGATTTTGAATTCAAGTAAACGATCAGCACAAAATTCTGTTGCTGCTCTCCACTTTGCTTGGTTTACTGCGTATGTCTTTACTTCATACAACCATGATTTAGTCTTACGTTTTGGTTTTGGGTTAGGTTGTTGTGTTTGTTTATGTGGTTTCACTTCAATCACATACTTTTTAATCATTCCGTTTCTTTCACGAACCTTAACGAAAAAATCTGGGAAGTATTTGTGAACTCGATTATCAACGGGAGAACGATAGGGTATCCAAAACTCTTCACTACCCCATTCTAAAATACTTTCATTACTATCACACCAATTGCAGAATATTCTTTCCCAAGAACTTCTACAAATTATATTATT